TGAGCAAAAGCAGCATAAGAAAGATCTAGATCCGCATGAGAATAAGGACCACGATCATTCACACGAACAATAACTTGTTTACCATTATCCTGATTTGTTACTCGTATGCGTGTACCCATAGGTAGATAAGGATGTGCAGCAGTCCATCTGTAAGCACTAAATGTTTCTCCATTTGCAGTAACTTTTCCATGAAAACCATCTCCGACACCATAGTATGTGCTAGTACCGCAGGTTAATCCAGCAATCAATCCAATCATTTAACAATCTCCCAATGTTCATTTCCATTTTTAGGAATCCAAAAACAGTAGCGACGATTGATTGATACAACAAAGAATTGTGAATCATTTTCTTGTTCTACTTCCATTGCATGAAGAGAATCCATTTGATTGATGAACCGATTAACTGCCTTCTTTGATTTGGGTTGAATGTTGATAAACTTTCGTTTAGTTTTCATCATTGATTGATTTCTTTAGTAATCATAGCATCACCATTACCTCTTTGTATCTTTAATGTGACACTTCTTCAACTGTCTTAGTAACATTGTGGTAATACCATCTACTATATTCATTCCTTTTTTCTCTATTCTCTTCTCTTCCCTTTTTCCAAAGACTTTTTAAATATTCTTTATTTTCATCTTTCCATTTTTTGATTTTATCTTGATTATTTTTCCTCCATTCTTTCATATATTCTTTTCTTTCTTCTTTTATTTTTTGATAATACTTTCTATCTCTTTTTCTTTTTGCTTCTCTTTTTTCCTCTTCTGTAAAATATTTTTTATTGGTGCATCCTCTATTTGTAGCCGCTACACTTTGTTTTTTTCTAGTTTTTTCTGAAGGACTAAATCCTCGCACTCCTTCGCCACCTATTGTTGAATTATAACCATTATTATAACTATCATAATAGTCAATATAAAAAAGTTCTTGTTCATTTAAAACATCAGCATCATATTCTTCTATAATTCCATAAATAAAAAATTCCCAACCATATTTTCTTACAGCACGATAAAACTTATTATCAACACCTCTTTCACAATCACGCGTGTGTTGTCTTTTTCTATGTTTTTCGTGGATAGTTTGTCCAATGTATTTTTTCCCTGTTGGGACACAATGGTAACAGTAAATTACTCCTTTCATTTCTACTCTATTGAACCGCATATGTATTTATATTAAAAAGGAGGGACTTTCACCCTCCTCCTGCGAATTGCGGTTCAACAGGTATCTTTATTTATTTAAGGTAACTAATATAATTTTTTGAACCTCCACAAAGGTCATTGTACAGAGTTTTCAGAGTGTTGTCAAGTAGTCCAGGTATTCTTCATAGAGAACTGATTCCATTTGAAATGCTTGTTGTTCCCATGGTTGATCATTATAGTCCGTCAGAGAGTGGTCTATGCCTCTCCAATGCCTCTTGCCGTACTTGTCCTTAAGAATACCTGTAACGTGCTGATAAACGTGCCAAAGTTCATGAATTAAGACTTGAGTGTAATGATCAGGATTCAATTGATTGTGCATCTCGATCTCAAAGGATCTTGGACGATAATCACAATCAGTCACTCCAACCCAACCATAAACACCATCGCGCAACATACCGCGATGATTGACAACAATCTCAAGATGATGTCTTTGAAGATGTTTGGAAATGAACCAGTTTACAATTGATTCACAGCGACGCTTGCTATAAGAGTATCCGCTGGTGTATAATGTAAGCATCAGAATACTGCGTTGATTGCTACGTTACAGATCCTAACACTCCAATTCATAAAAGTCATAAAAGAAATTATAAAGAGTAATCGGTCTAGGTTGGAGTACCTCATTGGTTTTGTGTGTCTCCAGATACTATAAAACCTCCCAAGTCGGTTTTGGGAGGTCAGTGGACAGTTTTTAGAGTGGTCTATAAATCAAAGATTTTGAAGTTCTTCTTTTGTAAATCCAAAACGAGTAATTGTTTCAAGATTTTCTATTTCTTCCCAAATTGGATCAATCACTTGACCATCATACTCTGGTGTGTTATAATCTTCAGGATATTCTGCAATATTGATTTTATGTATCATTGAACCTTTAAGTGACTGAATAAATTCTGCATAGTGTTCAGTTCCTTTAAGTGCTTCTAAATCTTCTCTAGTATTGATAATAGGTCTCATAGTAAGTTCCTAAATGTAATGTTAAGTTGTAGCAATTTGCCCATCTAATATGCCCCAACCAGGCAGAAAGAAAAAGGTTAAGTTGCTCTATATCTTTATTTAGAATATATTTTTTAATCTTTCTTTTTGCACGAATCACTGACGACTTTCTTATAAGTTTATGCGTTTTCCATATTCTATAACCAAGAAAATTGATTCCTTTCGATAATGAATGAATAGAATATTTACTGATTTTCATATTCATTTTTTCTGATGAATATTGTTCTATTTTATATTTAATTTCTTTGAGTTCTTTTATTGTCTTTCCAAATATTACAATATCATCCATATATCGCACCCAATGCTTAACTTTTAACTGATAGTGAATATATAAATCAATAATTCCGCCATATACATTTGCAAATAGTTGAGAGGTCAAAGAACCAATAGGAAGACCATTTCCAGTTTTTGGTATAATTTGTTGAAGTATCCATAAAGTTCTCTTACATTTTATTTTTCTTTCTATTAGTGTATGAAGTATTTCTCTATTAATAGATGGAAAAAACTTGCTATAATCTGTTTTGAGAAAGTATTTGTATTCTGAATATTTTCTTGTAATTGACTGAACATACTTCACTCCTGCATGAGTTCCTTTACCTACACGACAAGCAAATGTATAAGGAAGTAAAGTTGACTCGAATATTGGAGAGATGATATTGCAAATTGCATGTTGTATAAGTCTATCTCGGAAAGAGACCGCACTAATTAATCTTTCTTTTGGTTCGTAAATTGTAAAATTCCGAAATGGTCCTACTTTATAAGTTTGACTAATGAGTTCTTGTTGAATGTGATATAAATTTGCTTCTTTATTTTCTTTAAATCTTAAATATCCAACAGTATTTCTTTTTCCTCTTGCTGTTTTATTATAAGCATCTCGTAGATTTTCAATACTTATAATTTGTTCATAAAGATGGTTATGTCTCTTTGGCATCAGTGTCAGAGGCAATATTCAGAAAATCTTACTAATTGCCCTACTGAACCTGTTTGTGTATTTGCCGAAGCAGGTTGAATAATCTGACCACAGTTAAATGTGACCCACTCAATAAACCGTAGTGTTATTGAAGTGAAGTGACTGTCGTCACAGACGGCACGAGACCCAATGTTGTTGTTGGAGTTGGAAGGAGCGTTGTTCCAGTTCCCACCAAAGAGCACGGCGTATAGCATATTATTCAACCTTGTTTTTATTTAGTGATTTCATCCATTTACCTAATATCTTTCCAACTTCTTCTAATTGCAATGAACTGACTTGATGTTGTTTTGGTGTAATCAATTTTCGATTAGAATCTTCCATAAATCTCAACCAAAAACGAAGTTCTTGTAATCCTGCATCACAAACGTATAGTTTACTGATCTGATTTGATTTTCCTGCAATTGAAAAAAGTTTTACTTGCTCTAAAAGAGAATGAATAAACATCTCTTTCATAATTCCATGTTTTCTTGGAATATTTTGTGCAATAGGATACATGTAATTCAAGAATTTTTCATATTTTTCAATAATAATCAAATCAGTATAAATCTTTTCTTTATTCATTATTTTTAAGAGTAATTACGACCGCCGCTTTCGCGTCGGTCAGACAAGTATCAGGTGATCACAGACGGCACGAGACCCAATGTAGCCGCCGGAGAAGGAAGGAGCGCCGTACCAGTCAGAACAACGTGAACCGGCGTTAGACCCGGTGAGCCAGAACCCACCAAAGAGCACGGCATTAGATAAATTATAAGCACTACCTCTAGATAATGGTGTAGCAACCCATGAAGCACCAGCATAAGGACCACCAAATTCATTACCCCAAGTATATAAAACACCTGATGCTTGTATAACGCCCCATCGAGAAGTGTATGCTGCATTAAGTACAGTTGAGTTTTGTTCTGATCCAACACTTGATGCTTCTGTTGTACCATATGCAAGTGCAGAGAATTCATTATAATTAGGTAATCTTTTACCAACTGATGTGACAACTTCTGTTGCATTCCACCAATCATAATTTGCATATGCACTGGATCCATTACCACCATAAGAAGCAGGAATTTTTGCAGGTGAACTTCCATCAGCATATGCAACATTATATTTACTGGTTCCATTTGTATACCAATCAACACCAGTTAAATAAATATCAGACCAAAAGGATCCAGCAACTAATGTCATTCCTCTTGGATTCGAACAAGAAGGTTTCCACTTCAAATCCCAAAGAGAATATGAGTTAATCTGTGGTGTTGAGTTTCCACCTGCTTGTGCTGGAGCATTACCACCTGGTGCATAATGAAATCCACCAATTTTTCTTGAGTTTGCTGTTGTATAACCTGATGGAGCACTGAAGTTGCTATCGGCAACTACAGATCCGTCAGTTGTAGCATAAATTGCATAATCAGTTCCTGCAGTTAATGTTGGCATTACAATTGCAGTTGCTGATGAAAAATTAATAATTTGTCCTGCAACTTCTACAACAGTTCCTGCTTTAATTTGAGCTGTTCCTGCTCCTGTTGTAGTAAATCCAACTGAATATGCATCTGCTTTATAAAAATTACCTGCATAAGGATAGTTGGAATTAATCTTTAGTGTTTTTCCAGAACTTAAATTTAAATTACTAATAATGGATACACCAGCACCAACAGAGTATTCTTGTAAATTGTTGACTTGTAACGTTGACATATCGTTTTTATTTTTATTGATTATTTATGTGCTCGCACTTTCGTGCTCGCTAGACAAGTATCAGGTGATCACAGACGGCACGAGACCCAATGCTGTTGTAGGAGTTGGAAGGAGCGAAGCTCCAGAGAGAACAACGCGAACCGGAGCCAGACCCGCCGACCCAGTCCCCACCAAAGAGCACGGCATTAGATAAATTATAAGCACTACCTCTAGATAATGGTGTAGCAACCCATGAAGCACCAGCATAAGGACCACCAAATTCATTACCCCATGT